CCATAATGTTATTCTACTTACCTTAAATTTGATTACATAATCAACCATGTCATCATTAGAATCTGAATATGGCATTGTATAGCTACCTGTTATCTCTCTATTACCCTTTAATGAGTCTTTTAGGAGTTCTAACATTTTTTGGACCGATTTATCAGTAATATTCATTTTTAATAAATATTTATGTTTAAATAAAATAAAAAAAAATAAAAAAGTTATGTGTTACACTAAAGAACAAATTGAAAAGGCGGTAAAATCAAAAGGTTATGTATGGTTTGAAGATTCAGAAAATAAAAGTTATGATGTTAATATCGTTGGTGTTAGAAATAATCATCCTTCTGTTGCTAAAAAAGTAACAAATGTTTTTGATGACTGTTTAACAATTTCGTTTAAAGATGCTTCAGGTAATTGGAATTTCTTTTGTTGGTCAGGAACTACAGACCCAGGTAAAAAAGGAGTTCAACAATTCCATAATAAAAAAGGTGTTGCTAGATTAGTACCAGGACAATACAGAGGTGTTTATAAAATAGACAAACATCAAGGAAAGTATGACGCTCTTTGTCAGAGAAATGGTAATGTAACTGTTTGGAGAGACGCTAATAAAGATTTAATATTTGAAGAGAAGGTTACTGACACTGGTATGTTCGGTATCAATATTCATAAAGCGGGACAAGATTCTGTTTGGGTTGAAAATTGGTCGGAGGGTTGTCAGGTATTCAAAAGAGTAAAAGATTTTGATGCATTCATGTCAATATGTAAAAAGGCATCTAAAATTCACGGTAACAAATTTTCATATACTTTAATCGAGTCTACTGATATTTCGTAAATTGTCGTAAAATAGTTATTCCGAATGTATTGGTTATATTTTCTTTAAAGAAATCATCAATACATTCGGATATTTCAGTTTCAATTTCCCATCCATAATCTTCGTCTTCAATTGCGTCTTTTAATTTTTTAGTTTCTCCTCCAGTCATAATTAAATTAACGGTTCCATTTTCTAAGTCAGGAGTGACTCCAACAACTATTGTTCCGCTAGCCATTATTGATTTATGTAGTGTTTCAACTTCGGCAATATTAACATCAAAATCAAAATTATAACCACCGCAGTTATTTACAGTAAATTTACCTTGTTTTAAAAACTCAATTGCTTTGTTTAAGGAGTTTTCTTTACCATGCCATTCCCTCAGTAATTCATGTAGATTTGACATACTAATACTAAAATCGTCCAACCTCAAAATACCTTTATTAAAACCAAAAAAGTCTAAAAAAGTTTTATCAATCTTACCTCCATTAGTATTCCAAAATCTAAAAAAACTTCTTTTGTATGGTTCAAATTTTTTAATATAATCTAATTGGTCTTCTGTAATTAAAATTCTCATATTGATAAATATTAACTCTATTACTATTTTTTAAATATGGCACATCCGATAATACATGCAAAATCATCCGCCAAAAAATTCGGTGGGAAATGGGAAGAATATATTGATATTCATAATTGGTTTGATGAAACTAAATCATGGATTGGTAGTTCTTACCATAGAATGATGAGACATCACTCTGAGGGTATTTTTGAATGTGAAAAGAAATTCGGTATGTCATTCATTAATAGCGACGGTAAAACCGTATACACTCGTTATGTTGGTGAACAACATGTTAAAGAAGATTGTTATAATTATATTCCATCAGCTCGTGAATGGATACAAGCTATTGAATCTAAAGAAAAACCGATGTGGATGATTAGAACATTAGACTTAAATGTTGATTAAAGATATTTAATAATATGAGAACATTAAATTTATCAGAAGAGCAAAAGAAAACTTTAAAATTATTTTCGTACTATTGTGCGACACATGGTGCTAAAGAGGCTACCTTAACATGTTACTTAATGGAATTTGGTTCTGTTGATTGGATAGATAACACTTGGTATTCAGACAGTGGAGTCATGATTGAATCTTATGATAAGATAGAAAATTTAGTGGAATTCATATTAAATGAAACCGATATGTTGGATTATTATGATTACGAAGGTTCAGGTTCATTGCGATTTGAGTTAGATATACCTGAAAAAAAGTTATCAATTATTGGTTATCACAGAGAATATGACACTAATTACGCTGGTTTAACTTGGGAGGGTGAGGACTTTGGTGATACTGATGTTGAAATTAATTCGTTATTTGAATCTTTAAATGGTGAAACGGGTGTTTTACATTTTGAGGGTGGTGGTGATAGTGGATGGGTAGAAGACTTAATTGTAGTAAATGGTGAGTCAATAGAATGTCCTGGATGGTTTAGAGATTGGTGTTATGATTGTCTCGCTAATAATTTTGGTGGGTGGGAAATTAATGAAGGTTCTCAGGGTGAATTTAATATTTTGTCAAAAGAAAAAATGATTGAGTTAAATTTTGGTCAGAACATTGAAGATGAAATTAGTGACGGTGTTGTTGGTTATGTGGAGTTCTAATCCGCCTTTTTCTTACCATTCGTAATATTCCATTTATACTGGCTAAGTGATGTATTATCACCTATCATTTTTTCTATATCCTCAATAAAATCACTTCCAGAATGACCATACTTTGGTTTAAACCACCCATCGTAGTTTTTAAAACCACCAAGATATATTGATAGTATAGGTTTTGGATAATCGGAATCCCACGACATTCCAGCGTCAAACTCAGGATTTATTTGTTTAACTGCGTCTTGGACTTTTTTCTCAATATCATTCAAAAATTCATAGTTTTTTGGTAAGAAAGCTGTCTTATACTTTAACTGACCAAAAAACTTTTCCGCATCTGATAATCTTAATTCTAAAGAGCTTCTTGGAACAACAAAAGTTGGTTGATTTACCTTTCGTTCTCTGATTAATTTTTCTCTATAAGATTGGTCATACTTTGGGCTATTTTTATCAATTTTTTCAACATCAACATATGCAACCAAATACTTATCGCCATGGTGTTCTTCCACTCGTAAGTCAACATCGTTTAAATTAGAAGTTGTTGTGATATAGGATAAAACCGCTTTGTCTAATCTATTCATATTATATAAATATTCGTTAAAATAAAACCCCCACCATTGGTGAGGGTCAAAGATAATGATAAAGATATTATTTCAAAAATTTTAACTTATATAATGTACTAAAAATAAGTTCCTGAACAGTATCTATTTGATTCTGTATGTATGATTCTTTAATATTTTTTCTATTTTTTTCAATGATTGAATCGAGTTCTTCAAAATAAGAAATTAATTGTTTTACACTTTCGTAATTTGACATTCCAGGACATTTATAGTCTTTAACTAGACCGTGTTTACCTTGGTAGCTTTCAACAAGACCGTCCATCTTATCTCCAATCTCGTCATAATATCCACCTAATGCCATATGTTCGGCAAATGATGTTTGTGAGTTTGTTTGCCAATGGAAAATGTGAACTTGACTTCTTGAGTGTAGTAGAGCACTTATGATTGATTTAAAACCTGATGATGTTTCTTTAGTTTCTTCCTCTTGTTCTTTAATTAGACCTCTTTTAACTACCTCGTTAAATAGTTCTTTCTTTAAATTTTGGTTATTCATCTATAATTTGATTTAGTTATAAATATCATCTAACTTCAATTATAGGTATAATGTTTCCATTTATTGAGAATAATTTCAAGTGTGTATTTAAATGTCTGACAATATAACTTTTAATTATTTTATCTGTTAAATAGTTAAGTTTTGTTGAGTTGTAATAAAAACATTTAATTTTGTGATAAGTTGCGGCGATTGGGTCCGAGTCGTCTTTTTGATAATCCGTAATAAACAAATCAATTATTTGATTTCCTGGTAAAGGAATTTGTATTGGTTTAGACTTGTGTATTTTCAGTAGTGCTTCCATACGATATATCCAAGAATTTTTTTTCAAACACATTAATATTATTTAATCCCACTTCTTTTATTCTATCTAAAACACTATCAATATCTATGTAATTCTTTAAATACGTATCAATTGATTCTTGTAATAAAGTACTAAATGTATTTGGGTTTAGATAATACGACTCAGAAACATCAGTCATAACAAAAGTAATGTGTAATTCGTTAAGCATTTTATCAATTCTATCTTGGATGTCAAAATCAATAAGTATTAGGTCATGAACCATCTCATTTTCATCCACCACACTTTCGTTTGGGTTTTGGATTGATAATACCGCCGCCCATCTCTTATCTTCCTCACTCATTCTACGATATAAAAGCAAATCAAGTTCCTCAACAGTCATGTCGTACTCAATCTTAACCAGTCTTAATTTACTACTTTCCATATCTTTATTTACCTATTATTAAATCATCATAACTTAATTTGTCCATACCACCGGTGTCGTTAATTTCAGAATCATCAACAAGTTCATCATACATGTAGTTTTTAACTACCGCAATAATACTTTGTTCACATTGAGCTATCTTACTTTCTTCCCAGTCCTCAAGAGTTTCGTTATCATCCATAGTTTCCCACATTTTATAGGCTAAAGTCGCAATTGTAAATAATTGTTTTTTAGCCATAGAGTCACCATTTCTAATATCTTCCTTAACATTTTGTTTTACCAAGTTAGTTAAACTTTCTAATTGTTTTTCACTTATAATAATATTTTTCATAAGATTTCTTTATTAATAAATATAAAAAAAAGGGGATTTCTCCCCTTTTATTTGAGCCCTAATTTGGGTGTCCACCACCTTGTTTTTACTCGTGTAAACAAGGAAACGTTATTTTCGTTCTTTAATTTCTTTTATGTGAATTGTTTCCGTAGAATCTATTTCAGCTTTTACATCATAAACTCTTTCGGTTTTTGGTGTTGTTGGTTCGGTTAATATTATTGTATCATACCACTTTTTTATTTGGACTACGAATAATATAAACATGGCGGCAATTGCGAAAATTACCAATTTAATAAATCGTCTCCAATTTTTAAATATAAAATATACAGCAATACCTGTACATAGTAACCATCCTAAAGTATCAGAATCCATCATTATTTTGTTACAAGTGATTCAATTTTACTTTTAACCAAATCAATCATTTCTACCGTATCAATAGAAGTTACTATTACAGAGTCCACTAAAATTCTATGTGGAATGTGTACTAAGAATTCAATTCCGTTGAAAAACGTGAAATCATTTTTTAGTTCAATACATCCTTGTACAGCTTTCAAGAATATTTTAAACTGAGTTAAATCATAGAAGGTTTCGTTAAGGATTACCCCAAACTTTTCGTTCTGTATTTTGATGTTATGTTGGATATTGGTCATGGTATTTTTTTTCAAATCTACGAATAATATTACAAATATCCAAATTTATTTTCCCTTTGTAGGTCTTTTTCTTTGATATTTTGTCTTTTCTCGTAATTTTTGTTCTTTCTAGCTAAGACTATGGTACATTTTATAATACCTTTGTCATTGGTGAAAACTTTATAGGGTACGATTGTTAGTCCTTTTATAAGTTCCTTTTCAAATTTATCTAATTCATCCCTGTGTAACAATAGTTTCTTATCTCTTTTGGGGTTTTCTGAATTATTAATTATAAAATTTTTAACAAATAACTCACCATTTTTAAAGAAACAAAAAGAATCTATAAAGGAAAATTCTCTAGATTTTATGGATTTTACTTCATTACCCTTTAATACAATACCAACATCAAGTGTCTTGATGAACTTGTATTCGTATTTTATTTTTTGTAGTTTTACTTCAAAATTTTTCATAATTGATACAAAGATAGTCAAAAAAGAAAAAACCCTAACAGATTTTTTCAAAAATATTAGGGTTATATTACAAACTATAAAGAAAGGGTTGTTTGGCTTGTGAGTAATAAATATTAACAAAACATGAAAAATTCATTTTTTATTTGGATTTTTAGTATCCACCATTCATTTTTTGATATATTTATGGATATGGAAATTAAGATAAACAATCGTAAGTTTAACGTGAAAACAGTAATCACCTCTAAAGATACTCAAAAAGGTATGATGGGTAAAAGTTTTAACAGTGAATTTAACGGAATGTTATTTTTAATGCCTGAGGGTGACCATTGTTTTTGGATGAAGGATTGTGTGATAAATTTGGACATCGTATTCATAGATGGGAATAAGATTACCAAAATACATAATAACTGTTCTCCTTGTAAAAAAGAACCTTGTGAAAACTACTGCGGTTATTCAGATTCTATATTAGAATTACCAGGTGGTACCTGTAAAAAATACGATATCAGAGAGGGAGATACCGTAAATTTCTAAATACTTTACGCAAATAAACCACCCAACATTGATTCAAAAGGGTCTTTAGTAGGTCCACTAGATGGTGGAGGTGGTGGGGTTTCACCATAAGACGATGTAGTCATCTCTTCACTATCTACTGACATGTCTTCATTCCAATATTTTTGAGATTGTTCTGTGTTAGAATATTCACTTACCTTTTGGTCAAGATTTTCCACTTGATTTTCCAATTCTTCAGGACCTACAAAATTTGCGATTCCTAAAAAATCTAATAAACCCAAATACCATTTGGTTCTTCTCATCAATCCTCTAGTTCCTCTGTTACCCCAAAGTCTTCCAATACCAGCGGCAAATCCACCTTTACCGGCATAATCTCTAAATCCTCTAAATTCAGTGGCTTGTTTTAACGCTTTTTTAAGTTCTTTTGCTTCAGCCCTACTTAAACCTTGAGTTGCCTTCTTAGCGGTCAATTTAGTTGCGGTTTCCGCACCTTTTGACATAGTCTTACCGGCATTTTTAAATAAATCAATAAAACTTTCAACTGACTTAACTAAACCAGGTCCAACTCCTGGTACTTTTCCCACACCTCTTTTAAGTGGTTCCAATACTTTTGGTGCCCATTCACCTACCTTTTTTAATAACCCAGTAAGTGGACCACTCTTAGCAGCAATCTGTCCCATTTTAGTCGCATCTCCAGCTAACGAAGCGGCTTTAAATGCCTTTGCGGATGCTCCTCCTAATTTAAACATACCGACAACAGGTTTAGCTATCAAATCCCCAACATAAGGAATAACCGATATCCAAGATAAAACCGCAAATAACTTATCTCCTTGTCTCCAATAACTAATACCATTTATTAAATCAACAATACCTGTTGGGTCAAATATACCAACAATATCTCCTAATGTATTATACCATTTTGACTCTTTAATTAATTTTGCTTTGTCAGGATAAATCATCTTAGCCATTTCAACCACAAGTAATTGGTCTTTGTTGGATAATTTGTTCCACTTTTCTTCAATTATCTTATATCTTTCCTCGTTATAAATTTCAATTAGCTTATTTTGAAATTCTGACTCTGTTAGTGCGATTGCCATCTTATTTTTTATTTATAAATATCATGTTAAAAGAAAAATGGGGGTTATTGACCCCCATTTTCAAATTCTATCTCTTGTTGTTTTTTCTCATCAATAAATGATTGTATTCTTTCTCTTGCTATTTTACAATAATTTTCAGATAATTCAATACCAATCCATCGTCTATCAAGTATTTCAGCTGCTACACAGCTTGTTCCACTTCCGTTGAATGGGTCCAAGATAATGTCGTTTTTATATGATAGTATCTTAATTGCTTTACTTGGGATATCCATTGAGAATGTTGCCTTGGTTAGTGGTCGTGAGTCATTTAGATATTTCCACTGACCAAACACTAATTCCATAAATTCTTTTTTATCTTCTTCTTTGTAAACTACTTTTGTTTTACCTTCTTCAGTTAAAGTTGATTCTCCTTTCCATTGTGGTTCACCTTTAACTTTCTTGATGTGGTGTTTTTTATACGCCAAAATCACACATTCTTTAGGGTTATAGATATAAGGACTCGACGGACTCATCCAAGAGCCCCAAGCGGTTGTTTTACTTCTATGTGGACTATCTTCTTCCAAATCAACAATTCCAAAGAATTTAAATCCAATTTGTTTCATTACCTGATAAACTTCAGACACAAAGAAGATTCTTCCACCTTTTTCTTGTCTGTTAATTTCATAAGGAATATTTAAAGCAATTCTACCATCATCTTTTAGTAAACGATATGCCTCGGTGAGCCAGTTTTTACTAAACTCAAGATATTCGTTAATTTCCATATCATCATCATGTACATCATACGCAATGTTGACTCCGTAGGGTGGAGATGTTACAATCAAATCAATACTACCTTCAGGTAAAGTTTTCATTACCTCAATACAATCACCATTAATTACTCTGTTCGTTTCCATTATCTATTTTTATTTCTTGGTGACAAAATACCACCTCTTTAGTTTCTTCATCAATATAACAAGAAATTATTGGTTTATCAATTCGGTAATGATATTGTTCATCAATTATTCCCTCTTCACCATTTACACAATTAAACTCATCAAATTCATCAGGAAGAGAGTTCAACCATACTTTTATATCTTTTAATTTCATTTTTTTTCTAATGTTTCAATGTGATGTTGTAGGTACCACAATGCTTTTCGTAAATCTTGTAGTTCGGCGTCTGAATCTTTTTTACCGGCTCTTGAGATGTATTTGACTGTATTTCCGAGGCAAAATCCTAAATTCCAAGCATCTATTACTTTAATCGCTTCGTAAACATTTTCCGCTCCCCCATAATGAACTGGGTGATTAACCATTTCCTTCTGTTCCATTATCAGTTGTTTCAATTGTATTTTTATAAATTGGTTTCATCTTAGTTACATCAATAACAAATCTAAATTTAGTAAACATAAGATTATCATCTTTATATGAACATTTAACTTCAAGGTTTGAACCTTTCACTGGTAACAATAACCCGTTTACCACGTCACCGATTGGGTCCAAATATTCAATTTTAACATCGGTTATTTTATATAAGTCAGCAGGATTAAACGAATAAACAACAGTGTTATACATTGATGTTGTTAATATAAGGTCTTCTCCTTCGTTTTTAAGTTTGTATTTACTGAATTGGTATGGTGGTACTTTCACCTCATCGTTAAACGAAATTATCCATCCATTAGATTTTAATGGTTCGACCGCGTTAAATTTATTTATTTTCATAGATTTTATCTAAATGTTTTTTTATTTGATTATCGGTATATCCTTCTTGATATAATTGATACGCAGTAGACGCAATACTATCCATAAAAATTACAGCGTCCGCTTTGAACAATTCCGATAACGATTGTTTATTTTTAAAAGAATTTTGAATTGTTTCTTTAGAAACTAATCTTTTATTAAACCCCATTTTCTAATAATTTTTTTTGTTCTTCCATTTTTTCTATCCTAATACTTTGATTTATTAATGACATTATTTTTCTTTTTGTCACAGGTACCAAAGTTTCGTATATCGGGAAGTTTTGTGTTGATGTTACTTCAAATATTGGTAGTGTTTTTTCACTATTTGATTTATAAGTTTTTGAAAACTTAGACAATAACTGTATTATTGTCAAATCCTCACCATTACCTTGATAGAGTAACTTGACATTTGTTTTGTTTTGTCCGTTACCTTTAGCCACTTTTCGTATGTCGTATCTCCAAACATAAAGTTCATTTTCAATTTTAAAATAAAAAAATCCTGATTTTGAATTCAAATTATCTGAATTTCGTTTTATTTTAATTAGTATTGAATCAAAAACTAATGTCCAAATCGCTTTAACTATATTAAAATAATCAAACAATTTGGGTTGGGTGTTTAATAGCACCCGTTTTAATTCATCCCTTTCTTCATCTGTGAAATCAGGTGGATTAATTGCTTGTAAGTCCGATATAATTAACTCATCATCCGGACCTAATATTTTACGATTAGTAATTAGTAATTTATTTTGAGTTAATAAGGTTTGAATATTACCCAGATGAATTGATAATTCAATAAACATTGGATAAAGTTTAATCTCCTCAAGATATTTGTTTAATTTTTGGAAATACCCCATTAGAACATATTCTTTATGTTCTGTATCGATAACTCCCTCAACTATCCATGTTGGGTCCATTATAAATTTTCTTTTCTTAGGTTTAGTTTCCATAGTACTAAGAAAATATACATGAAAAAATGAATAAAATGAAGTAAATTAATTAATTCTTAGTATGTAATATATTTGACCATTAACTTCTTCAGTATCATATGAACTATCGTAACTTGACATGATACCGTATCCATCAGATTCAACTAGTCCCTCAGCTAAAGAATCCTTATCTATATATTCTTTCCAATCCATACCAAAATCTTTTAAAAAACCTAATGGGTTTCTTTTAGCGTCATAAACTCTATCTTCTACAATATTATTAATCATATCTTCTGTAGGTTCGGTATCAGGTTCAATACCATCCAATTCTTCTTGTGCTTCGTTAATATTATCTTCAATCTCAGATATCTTATTTTCTATTTCTTCACAATTTTCTTCACACTCATCTAACTTAGAATTAGTATCAACAAGTAAATCTTCTAATGTTGATATATAATCTTGTAACGTTTCAATTCTTTCTTCCTGTTCCTCTGTTAATTCGAAATCACTCTCATCAAAATAAGATTCAGGATTATCTCTCACATCCATATCCCAAAACTCTTCAGCAACTTGTGCAACTACGTCCTCATCAATGTGGCTTTCTAAAAAACTCTCACTAAAACTTTCAATACCTACCTCATCAATATAGCTTTCCGCATATTCATATACTGCTTTGTCCATAATGTTGTCATGTCCAACGGCGTATTCTTCACCAGTTAAATCATCAATACCTATTATTTCAAACGTATGTAAACCATAATGACTATATTTCATTGGTATTATGTTATATACACTTACTGATTTACCTTTAAGTTCCTCAACTTCATCTTCTAACTCACTTATCTTATCATATAATTCATCATCATGGTCTTCAGATTCGTCATATTGTTTTTGTAGTATTTCTAATTCGGACATTTTTTCTTTCAATTTATTAATTTCATCCTCATCAATATCATCTATCTTACCACTATTAACTAAATTGTTAAACAACGCATTTGCCGCTAATCCTAAGTCATCAATATCGGGATTATCTAAATCCCATTCTCCGATTGACTGTCGTTCAGAAGCTCCTTCCATTTTTTGTCGTAATATTTCCGCGTCCCGTCTTCTCTGTCTAGGAGTTCCGAAGTCCATAATATACCCTTTAACTTTAATGTCTGATATATCACTAATATTTGTGTTACTAATATCTAATCTACCGTCAATATACTTCACATTACCTAGTGAGTCTGTTGGGGTGTTTGAAATGTCAAGGTTACCAGTAATCCAAATTGGTTTACGTTTGAACATTGGTAGTTTTGATATTCCTTTCCCGTGATATCCCGAAAGTTTAAGTAAGTCTTTATATTCTTCAGGAGATATTTTATGATACTCATCGTCATCCTGTTCAAGAATTACATGTTTCAAATATAGTTTAAATTGATTTTCGTTTAATTTTAACTTTCCCATACTAAGAATAAATATTCTATTGTTTACAAATCTTTTACCTTAAAGATATTTATAAATGTATTAATACCTTCAATTACAAATAAACTATAGTAAAATTTTAAATGAAATGGGATGTGGATGTAAAAACAAGCCAGTAGAGTCTCAGCCATCACCGGCTCAGATTCAAACACCTCAACAACAACCAACTCAAACCGTTCAAGAATCGGTGAGTAAGGTGGTTGAAAAGTATTATAAGAAGTAATATTCTTTAGTTGTTGGGAAAGTGGGGACTCTGTCCCCATTTTTTATTTAAACTATTTAGATATTATTTTTTTTCATCTATAGATTTGGAAAAATATAATATGAAGTATATAGTACCCAATTCTAAAACAGGTTTAGCCAACAAGTTTGCTGATTATATATTGTCTGAGATTGACAAAGATAATGACTCATTCACGGTGTTGGAGGTTGTAATTTTTAACGAATTCTTCGTTATTAACGGATTAACCTCAGTTAAGGATAGAATTGATTTAAACGAAGTTAAACAAAAATTTTATGATGAAAACAAAAGTTTATTATCATTTTTATGTTTTGACTCAATTAACACTATTGATTTAATAAAGTATGATTCCCCAATTCACGAATTTAATATGTGTTTTGATTTTCATTCTTCGTATAGACCTTTATACCATGAAAAAGTTTTGGAATATGTTTATAACCATCAAAATATACAATGGGAATACATAGATTTCCACAATAGTTTAACATTAGGAATTGATTATAAGTTAGAAAAACCAAATCATGAGTCATACATCTCTGAATTTGGTAGTGTTAAATCAGGGTTCCCTCATGGATTTAGTTTAAATTAC